CTGAAGGTTCGGCGGCGATGAAGCGGTCAGTCTTTGCGTTCTTACTCACGGTCACACCCCTACTCCCGTCCACGATATAAAACTCATGGGCTAAAAGCGAAGTGGGACCGCAAGCGTCGACACCACGGCTACGCAACCAAGCGTAGTCCGTAGCCATCGCAGCACGCAAGTGCTGTAAAGCCTGCCTCGTGACACTGATTTGCCCCTCACGGAGCTTGTAGTCTAGTCTAGCGTCCTCGCCTTTCAGCGAGAACGTAGACCCTTTACCCCACCGACATTTGTTCAGGAGCTTAGCATACTTCGGATGCGGACCGATGCACGCCTCTATTTTTTGCTGAGCCACGCACAAAACGTGAGCCCAGTCGCAACTTCCGTTGCGATAGAGAAATGCATTAATCCGCTCGTTAGCAGCTTCGCACTGGGTCTCGGCAGCTGCAAAGCTGTCGAGGGCAACCCGCCTCCGATCGATCCCTGTAGCCAGAAACTCCGATTTACTCAGATATTCCTGGACGAGGTAATCATCACGAAAGCGGTGTACATCGCCAATGTCGTAGTCCGATGCCGAAATTGAGTGATTCAACAACTCAATGAACTTGCCCTCACGGTACAGGTTCAGGCACGCGAGACCATAATCCGATCCGACCCCTTTGCATAGGCGCTCAAAAACGCCATCAATCGTCTTAGAAGACATAGCAAGGGTCCCCGGTCAGTAAGGCAGAGACAGCGTGAAGATGTTGTCACCGAGCTGCGCGGCACCATTAAGCGCCAGCAGGTGGGTAACCTTCTTCACAACGTCCTTACGCTCCTGATCGGAGAAGACACCCGGAAAGATGAATTCACCAGTAAACCGAGCGTTGGCGAGAAGCCGCGGCACAGTCGGATTGGTGAGGTCCAGCTTGGGTTCGGAGAACGTCACTTTAACACGAAAAACACCATCAGGGGTCGTGGGCTCTTTAACGGACATCGAGATCGTCGAAAAACCGATCGGGACGCCCGCATTGTGCTCACGATCCACCCAACGGGCAGTGTTTTCAGCAACGCGAGAAGCGGGGGTGAAAACATGAGTGACGGGCGTAGACGCTGCGTCAATCAAGTTCAGGTTGGACATGTTGGTGATCATGAAACTCTCCTAGAAAGGATTTGTGAAAGCAAGGCCGCAACATTCAGAAGCGGACCTGATGCCCTCGGGATTTTAACCACGGGAAGAGGCGGTGTTGGAAAGCTGTCAAACAGTCGTCTAACCTTCCGTTG